ATTTTCATTGAGGTGCTCCTTTACTTTTTGGGTATTGGTGCGTTCCTTCGGTATCCCTACTTCCGCCCATGAGGGTGAACGTCAGAATATTTATAATTTTTATTTTGTAACAAATGATACGGTTTTAATCCCTTTGTCTCCAATCATCTGGTTTATCTTGTTTAAACCAATCTACAATCTCATCAGCACTACTAAACCCAGATATACCTCTTCCTTCGTGACCTATACCACCAAAATCAAGTTGATTTAAAAAGTCGTCCAAATCTCCTTCTTGCATATTTGGATTCTCTGCACGTCTTCTTGCTTGACGTAAAATTGTAGCAGCACTTCTATTCGCTTTCGCAAGTTTCTCTGCCCAAATCATCTCATTTAATTCAACACTTTCTCCTTTTACAATTTTATCACAAATACCCTCTAATCTGAGACGATATTGAGTAGAAAGCATATTAAACTCCAGATATAGTGTTATTTATTGAATAGATGTAAGAAACGCCCTCAAGCTCTGAGAGCAATCGGGCGATAGTGGTTGCTGATTGTGGATCTACGTTCCACTTAAACTTCATAATAGGCACTAATCACTCTATCATCCCAAGCAGTCGGCAATTGGTGCTCTCTTGCTCTCATATGATTCACTCCAGAAATAGGAAGACCCTCCAAGTCTTCTTCATGTAAAATTCCATCTAACTGGCGGATTTCGCTGAATGTATGTGGAAACCTATAGGCTCCACTGTGCCATCCTTCTGTACTTCTGTAAGTCCTAGACATAATGTGTATAGCAAACACATTATTAATTATATCACTTACTTAGTTCTTTTGACAAGATACTCTATCTCTCAATATAACTTAAAGTATGATTTTCCGATTGTAGTTGTTGAATAATAATATCACAACCAATTTTAGGATTACAATCTCCACAAGTATAAACATCACAAGCAGCTTTACCTTCTTCGGGCCAAGTATGAATACTAATATGACTTTCTGATAATAGACACAAAACAGTTACTCCCTGAGGATCAAACTTCTTAAAGATTGTTTGACATACCGTTGCACCACTTGCAACTGCAGCGTTTTCTAAAAGATCCATAAGAAAATGCTCATCATTCAAGAGAACAAATGAGCATCCAAACAGGTTAAGTAAGTAGTGTTTTCCCATTTACGGCGGAGTGTCGGTTACATCCTTGAGTAGTTTACTCACAATTTTTTCATTGCCATCCATAAGTTTGACCGCAAAGAGAGGAGATCTCATATACTTTTTGATCTTCTTATACTTTTTCTTGACATCTTTAAGAGCGTCAAGATTCATTGTAACATTCAATTCGTTGGGGTTCTGTTCAGTATTCATCGTTTCTTCTTATTTTCACCTTTAGGTTGATAATTCCAAAGTTTTGGACTAACTCTACCATCAGTCCATTCAATACCCTTCACTTCTCCATATCTGTCGTGATAATGGTCAAAGATAGAAACCCGACCATCTCCCTGAGCAACATCATATTGAACTTCACCTTCGCAAACATAAGTTACAAGGTAGGAATTTAGAGGAAGTTCTCTATTTTTCGCTACACTCGGATCGCAGTTTGCATGAATAATATTAATTCCCATATCAGGACCTATTCCCCCATTGAATGTCTGGATAGGCTTCAGAAACTAATTCTTTAGTGATACTATATTTAGATTGTAGATTTTTATCCTTTACAAGAATTAAAATCTCTGCCTCACTAGGATGTAAAGTCTCAAGAATATTAATAAACATCGTTTCTTTACGAAGTTTATTCATTGCATCATTACCACCTTTCACAAAGTTATAGAGTTTATCCCATTCTTTGCGAATGTTAGAACTAGGGCGTTGATCCGCATCTTCTTTTGCAGCAAGAGGAACCTCTCCCGGTGGGAGATCCGATAGAATACTTTCATCAAAGTTCCAAATCAGGATAGACTTGATGAAATTTGCATTATACCTTTGGAGAATTTCTACTTTCTTCTCATTCGTTTTTTCTGCAGAAACCGCTGCAAGAATGTCATGGACTGGAGAAGTTTCTGTAAGTTCTACTGCCTGAACCGCAACTTTTGGAGTCGCAGGTTTTCTTGCAGCAGTTGCAGGTTTCCTTGCAGCTGGTTTTCTAGTCGTCGTCGTTTTCTTCGTCGTAGTCATAATCATTTTCAAATCGTACTGCTAAAATTTCGTCAGGAATAATATTCCCATTTCTATCAAACATTTCTGGATGGACAAATCCTGGTTGTGGGACCGTGGAATAAATTACATGTTCTTTCCATAACCAACCTACTATACCACCAATCAACAAGAACATTAAAGATACCATGCAAAAGATGGCAACTAAAGGAACTGTCATGGTCCTACCTCCGAGAGATTTACTTCTTTGTTATATCAAATGAAAATTCAAAATAGATGTGTACCTCTCGTCTGAAGAGGGCAAGCATCTTTCCAAAACTAAGTTTAAACGTCTTAGGTTTGTCAGGCTTATTCCTCCTCCTTAATATTAACTCCACACCTCTATTTATGTGTAGGGTGGATGGCTTACTCATAAATCAAATTACCGCAAGTTCTTTTAGATACTGAATTGTGTCGGTACATCCACCAAGTTTTTTTTCATCACACATAACTTGTGGGAAGGTAGAACCTTCTCCAAATTCTGAGTAGAATTCATCCTTGGTAAAATGTTCATCTAAAGTATAGACAACAAATTTTTTACCACACAATTCTAACACTTGTTTGATTTTATAGCAATAAGGACAATCCTCTTTAGAATAAACAGTAAAATTCATTTCTACATTAATTATTTTGTAATATTTATTGTAACATAATTAGTCATTCATTGCACTACCCGTGCGCCAAGGTTTGTAATTCGGAGCATCAGTTTCAGTATCCCAAGATCTTACTAAAAGTTCTGTGAATAATTCCATTTTTTCTGGATGAACCGTTGCTGGGTTTTCATTAATTGCATCTTTTAGAGCAACTAATTCATTCCACTCTTCTTGTGTGAGAGTTTCATTACGTTTGGCGGAGTAGGACATCAAAATCTCCAAAGTTATGTGTGCATTTTAACACACGATTATATCATTATCTATAAACTTAATATTCTCTTTGGGATTGCGAAACACTTTGTTACAATTGAGATTTATTCTCCGAATGGTCCCCACCGTCCACTGTCACCTTCCAAACGATTTTCAAGTTTATCAATAAGTTCATCAGTTGCGATGAGATTATCAATATCACAAATCATTTTTGCGATATGTTTCCCAATATATGGTTTTTCTTGACGAGCAGCGAATGCAAGTGCGTTACGAAGATTTTGTTCTGCTTCCTTCAAACTTTCTTCAACAGATTTAGATAGTGCCATCAGTTTTTACCTCAACTTTTTTCATCAAATAAGATCCATCACCCCGATTAATCCATTCAATACTATCACCTTCTTTTAAATCTGCTGCGTCTAGCAAATCATCTGGAAAAGTTACAAAGTATTCACCACTTGGATCGGGTTCAACAGGAAGAACCCACTTTTTCACTTTGTCTGCTTTTTCAGCAGCATCACACATCGCATTCAGTTCTTCTTCTGTATATTGTTGATGTTCTTCTGGATAATAGTGTTCTTCCCAAAAGTCATTCCAAGCACCTTTACATTCAGGTGAGGGATCATCTTTATCGCAAGTCTTTTTTACTGGTTTATTACGATCATAATCATAATAATGTTCAGAATGTTTTTTCTCAAGATATTCATCATATGCCTTAATATGTCCCTTACCATTACCATTCAGAAGAGCAAGAAGTTCATGCGCTTTTTCTGTCTGTGCCTTATAGGTATAATAGTTATCTTGCACAACGCCTTTAATCACATCATAGATTTCTTGTGATGTTGCTTCTGTACTCATCGCATCATACAGAAAGTTTTCAACTTGATCCAGTGAGTATTTTTTGTAGTCAGTCATTTTTAGTCTCCAAATCCGCAAGATGATTTTTGATGGCGTCCTCCATAATAACTTGAATTTCTGCGTCGGTCAATCCATTTAAGAAAGACCATCGTGGATCATTCTTATCCCATTCCAAAGCAAAAGATCCATCATCATTCTCAATTATATTAAGACCTGATGGGTGCATTGAAACTCCTTTTCCTTCATACATTTGTGATTTTTCTTCAGTCATCTCTCTCTAAATCTAAAGTTACACAGTGAAAAAATCCACTTAAAGTTCTTCCATGTCTCATCGGAAGCATTGCACATTCAATTCCGTGTTTTTCCAATTCTTTTCTAGTAGGTTCTTGATGTTCTTCAAGAACAACCAGATTTGGATTGACACTGAATAAATTCATATTGGACCATACTGAAGCATGATTATAACCTGAATAATATCCAATGTCAACTGCTTCTGGGCACCAAATTACATCCCAGTTTCTGAATGGTTCGGGAAGAACATTCACGTCTTTAATTCTTTCTGGATTCAATAACATCAAACCTTCACGGAGAAAAGCAATCGTTGTATCAATGTGCATATAACTGTAGACACCTTGAAGTAAATGAACTTTTGCCCGATCACCCAACATCTCCTGAAGTAAGTTTGCACCTGCAATATTTCCGCTATTAGAAACTAAGTAAAGTACGTCATCATTTGCACGAAGAACATTGGCAGCATCAAATGCAGGAGCAATCTCATTTAATGCAAGAATATTTGGATTTCCAAGACATTCTTTATTGTATAATTCATCACTATGTTTGCAGGGAACAATGATTGTTGTTCCGAGATGATCAATAAAGGATTTCCAATTGTCTTTACGAGATACCAAAGGCATCGGAGTTGTCACTGTAAGATCTTTATGAGTAAAGACCACATCTCTTGGACAGAAATTATAATAACTGGTTGGTTTTCTTTTGGGTCTTACAACTTCTACGTTTTCATCTAGAAGAAAACTCACAAAGGTCTCCAGATCCTCATTTGCTTCGTCTATGACTTGTTGAGGGTATGGACCTACTATTACTGTAGAAAGGTCTTGGCGGTCTGCATAGTTGACTGTGCGGAGACTTAGATCAATCTCTGGAACTGTTGCATAATCAGCAACACCAACAATGACCTTCTTTAGTTTTCCCCATTCATTTTGTGAATTCATTGCAACTTATTTTTCCAAAACTCTATCATCTCATCAATCATTGTGTCAAATGTATATTTTGGTTTCCACCCAAGAACTTGACGAATTTCGGAAGAATCTCCCCTAAGGTAATTTACTTCTTCTTTTCTTAGATATTTTTCATTTTGAATAACGTAATCCTCATAGTTCATTCCCAAAGAATTGAATGTATATCTACAAAGATCTCTCACAGTTTTAGTTTCTCCTGTAGAAACCACCCAATCTTTAGGAGTTTCGTAATTTAAAATCATATGCATTGCTCTTACATAATCGTAAGAATGTCCCCAGTCTCTACTAGAATCCAAGTTTCCGAGTTCTAGTTTATCTCTGAGACCCAGTTTGATTTCCACAGCAGTCTTCACAACTTTGTTTGTCACGAAGTTAGTTCCTCTGCGTGGTGATTCATGATTAAAAAGAATCCCATTACAAGCGTGTAACTTATATCCCTGACGATACTGTCTGGTTAGATTAAATCCCATAAGTTTAGAACAACCATAAGGACTTACAGGTTGCATAGGAGTGGTCAATCTTTGGTAGTTATCTTCATCAATATTGTTTCCAAACATTTCGGAAGAACTTGCTTGATAAAATTTTGCGTGAGGAACTTCAGTTCTCATAGATTCCAACATATTGAGAACACCAATAGAGTTGGTTTTAATCGTAAATGAAGGTACATCAAAACTCACTCTTACATGACTCATTGCAGCAAGATTATAGATTTCATCTGGATTAACTTCCTCCATAATACGATAGAGAGAATGTTCGTCCAATAGATCTCCATAATGACAAGTTACCTGATCATCAATATGTTGAATCCTTTCAGTTTGATTTTCAGCAACAGATAGTCTACGAACTATTCCGTGAACTTCATATCCAAGTTCCAGAAGATACTCGGAAAGATACGATCCATCTTGTCCTGTAATTCCTGTAATTAGAGCAATTTTACTCATAGAAATACCTTATCATTTTCAATTCCAGTATAAGGACCTGTTTTGTATTCATAAACAACAGTATCTTCCTCCAGAATCTCATAGGTATGTCCACCTTCAAACGTCATTGAACAATCACCTTGATTAATGATCTCTGTCTCAAGAAGAGTTCCATCAATATCATACATATAAACCCTCACAGAACCTTGAATTACAACCCAAGATTCCTGTGCGATTATTTTATCTCTAGAGGAATCCTTCCAAATATGTTGGTGTGGACGAAAAGTTTTTCCTTTCTCCATTCTCAGTGTTGCAAGTTGAATAAACTGACCATCTGGGGCAACATTAGTCCTTTCAGTAATCTCATTCAATCTATTGATAAGATGAAGAAGTTTATCGGGTTCTTTTTTGGAATAGATGTATTTCATACAGGAGAAAATTCTAAGTATCTTTGAATTAAATTGAGATCATCTTGAGTTCTCAAGACAAGATATTCATTTGCAAAATGAAGTTCAACTCCATTTTCCAATGCAAGGTCCAAGATCTTATCTCTCCATTTCTTTTTATCAGGAAGAGAAAAGATACTCAACATTACGATACCTTCTGGTTTCTGACTAATAAAGTGTTGAAGAGAAGGGCACCAATCAAGATATTCATTTTCAAATTGACTGTCCGAATAAGAAATTTTATTCTTGTCACAATAAGAATCAATAACATCTCTCTGCATTGGTAGAGGAATGTGTTTTGTATATTTACTACTCCAACAATCATACGTTATAAAATGTCTACCAGTATGATCTTCATTAATATCCGATTGATAATCACCGGGAAATCTTAGATATCCTCCGGGAAGTCTACGATGATATTCCTCACCTTGCACTAAGATGCGAATATCCATACTGACTCTAGTGATATCAGTATCATTATTTACATTACCGTGAATATGTTCCTGAAAGAATAGATGGGCTTGACCATAATCTAAATCAATTGGAAAAGAATGTTCAATTGATACATCTTCAAATTTTTCTAAAGACCATTGATTACGAAGACACTGTTTTGTAATTTTTCTAGAAATACCCAAGGGAAGCATTTGCATACTATTTGTACCATAACACCTCGTAAAAGGCATCCAAACAGTTCTAAGACCTCTACCATTTCCCACCCAGATCCCTTGGTGAAAAGCAAGTCTTCTTGATTTCTTTGCCTGATTTGGTTCTACAATCCTAAGAGTTGGATATCTTTGAATTAAGTACTCTTTATTACAAATTCTTTGTGGGATATTTTCTTCCATAAAGAGATCAACCATTTCCATAAATTCCTTTCTGGTGGAAGCTTTATGGAAATGTTTTCTGATTTGAGAAAGTTCTTCTGGAGAAACATTTAAGTGAAGCGTCTCCAATTCAGTAATTTCTGGTTTTACTTCTTGAATTACTGATATAGCCCATTCCCTAAAAGGAAATTTTGACTTATCATAATTTAAAGTTTTATTGTCCCATTCAATTTGAGTTTTCTTTAACATTTTTATGAAAATCTTCTATTACTTCATTAAGCATTTTGGACCATTTTGATCTGAGATCTTTGAAATGATTATATTTGATATCAGTTACTTCTTTAGATAAGTCATATTTAATTTCATCTAAAGTGATTTGATACATTCTATAATCACAAAAATATATTGCGTGGGCTAGAACCTCACGAAATACTTGTTTGTTTTTATCAACTACTCCATCTCCAGTGGTTTTATTTACCTTGTTATGATGATTCACCAAACAAAAATAATCATCTTTTAACTGAAATTCTATTTGATCGTCATCACCTCTTGACATCAAACACACAATCATAAAATAATCTTGGAAATATTCTTTTACCCATACTTTATAGTCTTCAAAAGACATAAGTGGGTTGATATCACCAAAGGCTTTGAAAACTGGTGTTTCCTCTCTTTGGTAATTTTGCATTGCATAGTTTTGTGCAAGATCCAAGAATGATTCAATCTGCATATTTAATATTTTCTAGGTCTTCTTCTAGAGGTGTAATAATTCTATCATTTGATTTGCCATATGTAAAGAACTCCTCAAGAGTGTAACTATCTCTGAGTGTCATCCACCATTTTTTATAAGCTTTACGAGAAAAATTTAAATCCAGTCGGTCTTTTTCTCTGGGAACGTTATGTGCATAACTACCAATATCTTTATTAATTGTTATTAATGGGATGCAATAAGTTCTTCCACAGTGACCCAAAAAATAATCCCCTGTGACATTAGGACTTCCCATTCCTTTGTAGAATCCATATCCAATTGGTGAC